GTGCGTCGCCTTGCGCTTGTCAGGTGCGCGGTTGCCGGCCGCATCGGTGCGAATCGTGGTATGCGCCACGCACATTGATAGAACCGGATTGTCGTGCACCAGCCGACCATCGAGCAGTAACCGCTCGAGGTTGGCCAACGCCGGCGACATCATTTTTGTTGTTTGGGCAAACTCCTGGAAGCGCTCGACGATCATGCTTTCGGTGAACCCGGCGCGCAACAGCGACGGCTTGAAGAAGTCCCAGTTCCAAGGGTCATAGGCCACCCGCTGAATATTGTACTGACGAAACAAGTCGCGCAGCGCATGGGCGACATAATCGTAATCAATCGTGCGACCGGGTGTGAGCTGCAGATGACCTTGCCGGTACCAAACATCGTAGGGGGCGTGGTCGGCCGCGGCCTTCTCGACGAGCCCGTCCTGCGGCAGCCAAAAGCGGCAGTGGCTATGCCACCTGTCACCCTTCTTGCCGACCAAGACAAAGGCGCTCAAATCGTTGACGGAGCTCAAATCGATCCCGCCGAACAATACCGGCAACTCATTGAGCGGTGCGACCGGGCCATGGCAGGCATCCCAAACACTCGGTGAGACGAACGGGTTTGCCTCCTGAATCCGCTGGTTCAAGGTGTAGCGGCGATACGACGCTTCGCGCGCTGGCAGCCTGCGAGCGGCGGCGGCCATGGCCAGGATCTCCTCTTGGTTCATGAACAAGTCGAAGCTCGGATTCGCCAACCTGATGGTAGCCTCGGCAAACGGATCGGCATCCTTCGGCGCGCTGTAGAGGCTGACGAGGGTGTGCGGATCGTGACCGGCGAATCCATCGTCGATCAACGCGCTCAACAAATCGCTGTCAGCGGCACTTTGCGTCGAGATGATAACAGTCAACGGATCGCGCTGGGCACCAGTCGCCAGCTCGAGCGCCTCGAACAAATCCGAGTGCGGACCGACGACCTGGCCCAATTCGTCACAGATGTGCAGGAACGGATTCAGGCCTTGCGCCGTGTGGGCTTCGGAAGAGAGGGCCTTGTACTCAATCCCTAGCTCGTCATAGCGCAGGATCTTGCTCGATTCCTTAATCGAAATGATCTGGCGCAGGTCAGGATTCCACAGTACCATTTTGCGGGCCTGATCAAACGTCAACGCGGCCTGATCACGACTTTGCCCGCTGCTGTACAGCCTCGTATTCGGACGATTGCGCGCGGACGGGCCGCAGAGGTGATTGAGCAGCAGCGCCCCACAGAGCGTCGTTTTCGCGTTTTTCCGCGCGGTTGAAATGATGGCGCGGCGGGTGCCGACCGGATTGTCGTAGATGCGATGAATTTCCTGCTTCTGCCACGGCGCCAGGATCAGCGGCTGCCCGGCATGCGGACCGTCCGGGATGCGTAGGAACTTCTCAACGAAGCCGATAACCTCCCGGCCTGTCGGGCGCTTATCCGAGGACTTGGTATTCCCAACTCCTGAGGGGCGGCGCTGCGAGCCGCGCTTAGCCATCGGAGGCCTCCCATGGCCGCACGCGCGGTATCTGCGCAAGCTGTCGTGACGCGCCGCGTGGAATCATGCGGGCACGTGGGGTTGCTCTCAAGACTCCGAGCAAATGCGAAAGACTTTTACCGGCTGCGGCGTGCTGGGCCGCCAAGGCACCAATTGCATCGGTGTCCGGATGCTCTTGGGCGCGGAGAGCGCGCAGCTGCGCTTCCTGACGCTCGCAAACGGCCGCCTGCGCGACCGCCCGAACCAGGACCTGCTGGGCGGCGGCGTCGAGCCACGTCGGTGGCAGCGCGCCGACGATTGCCCTCCAGATACGCTCCTCGGTGGCATCAAGCTCGGTCGGGGGCGGCGGTCTCTCACCAGGGAGGGCAGGCGGCATCACCGCCAGCGAGATGCCGGATTTGCGGCCACGCGCCATCAGGGATGCTCCTTGCGTCATTTTCAATCCTACCTAAGACGGTTCAAATCGGCACGCGAATCCCGTTACCCGTATTACCTGTGTGAAGGCGTTTTAGCACCGCGAAAATTCGGGCCGATTAGGCTCGAAAAACTGCATCCGCAGTCGACTTTTGCCTCCCTCTCTGACCGCGGACCGTCCCCCCGGCCTGCGATCGCGCGGCGGCGAGCTTTGGGCGATTGGAATCGGTCCCGCGCTGGCTCGCGAGCGGCGGCAGATTTCGGACTAGCAAGTCCCCCGCCCGCGCTTGTGTCGCTCGGCATTCCCGTTACGTAACGGGCTTACGCCCAGGAATTGAGCTGCACGCCAATTACGAGAAACCGCGTTGCAATTGCCGCGCCGACCCAGCTGGGAAAATTCGCCGGGTTGCTCAAGGGCGACCCGGCCTAACGAATCCTCGACGTACTCCTCCTCGATTGATGCCGCATAACGCCGACCGGCGCACTCGACGAGCATCCATCGGGTTATCCGCGAGCCACTGCTCAAGAAATAAGGTAGAGACAAGAAGAGATAGAGATACCAAACGGCTGACAGGTACGCGCGAACCAGAGGGGTACCCTACGGGTTTCCGCGTAGGTACCCTATCAGTTTCCGCGTAGGTCGGTGCGCGGGAACCAGTGATGGGTCACTAGCGGAGCTTGGCCTGGTCGCTGCTCAACGGAAATGATGCCTGCCGCTGCCAGCTGGTGCAGAGCCCGCGTCTTAGCATCATGCGAAAGCCCCATGGCTTTCAGACATTGACTGGTCAGCTTGACTGGATTGCGCCCGCGCCCTTCCAGAATGAGCCGGTCGAGTTCGATCAGCAGCACCCAAACCGCCCCGCCCCGAAGATGATAAAGCCGCCGCGCTCGATCATGCGGGATGCGGGCGAAGGTTTCGGCACTATGCTGCCGGCGCTGCCCCTGAAAAGCAGGCGCCGCCGGCGCGGCCTGAGCCCTGCGCAGCGCATCTAGATCATCAAAACACCGGCCGGATCATCCGAGCTCACCAGCCGCAGCCGGTTGCGCTTCTTAGGCATTGGACACCTTCTGTAGGCCGCCATTGCGGACGAGTTCGCGCACCTCGCACCACATCGCCTGGCCCTTGGCGTCTGGCTTGCGGACATCGCCGAGGCATTGCGGCCAACGCACCACCGCCTCAACTTTCACTCGAATTGGAATGCCTGCCACCAACCGCCCGGCCTCGGTCATGATCTCGGACATGCGCGCGATCGTGGTGTCGAGATCGTCGAGCGGTGCCAAAATCCAGAAGGCGTCGTGCACCGGAGCAGCAATGGTGATCCCGCACTCGGTGGCCACGATCGAAACCAGGCGCATCACATCGCCACCGCCGGCCTGCGCCAGGAAATTCATCAACGTACGCGTCTTGGTATTGGCAGTCACGATCAGCCGCCAGCCGAACGGGCTCGTGATCACCCCGTCGAAATGCGCCTGCGCTACGACATCGCCGCGCCATTGATGAAAGACAGAGTAGACGTACCGATGGCGGGCCTGCATTTCGCGTGCCCAATCCAATGATTTTTTGGTTTTGGCGGCGATGCCGTAGGGCGTGATCCCATAATTCATGCCGTGGCAAACCGGCTTGCACAGGTCACGGATACGATGATCGACAGCAGCGTCGGGGGCTGCGAGCCCGGCACGCACGGCAAACAGCCAGTGCACGTCACCATTCTGGTAATCCGCAATCATGGCCGGGTCGCCGCTCAGGCCGGCTACGATGCAAGGCTCTTCGGCAACGAAATCGAGTTCAACGAGAGCCATGTCGCGTGGAGGTTTGAGCTCCCCGTGCAGCCACTTCGGCAGGCCTGGGAGAAACATTTTGTCCCTGGCCGACGGTTGGTTGCGCCCGGTGATGGTCCAGAACGGCAGTAAGGGGCAGCGGCTGAAACCGTCCGCACCGATGGTATTGACCAGCTTGTTGATGCGCAATTCGGCGATCTGGTCGCGTAAGCGCGCGAGAGACTTGAGTTCGGGATAGCGCGTGGCCTGTCTGCCAATGGTTGCTATTTTAAGCTGATATCTTCCGGTTGGCGTCCGCGGCCAGTCCCATCCCTTGGCCCTGATCAAGTCCCATAGTCGTTCCTCGACAAAGTTCACGCCGTCATAAAGATGAAATTCATCATCGCGTTGGATGTAGTGCAGTCGGATGGCGTCCCAGTTTGGCGCGAGTTCATCGAGAAGGTATTCGCTATAGACCGGAAGGCCAACGCGTTCCTCACGGGCCACCGCGGCCATGTAACGACCGTGGAATAACGCGTGATTGATGTCGTTGATTGGAAGGGCACCGAGCAGTGCGATCGTGTCGTCGTCATCTTCTTCGTTGTAATCTTGAATTTCGCGACGCTGTTCCGGGGTGTAATTTTCATTTTTGAGGATCATGTCACGCATCCGGTCCTTATGTTCTTGCGACCTCGCGGGTAGATCGTGCAGCTTGAGCGCGTCGAGCAGTCCGGGACGGCCTTTGCGGCCCTTCTCGTCCGGCGGCGGCCACACTGCAGTGTTGCCGTTGATGGCGACGATGTTCTCGACGTAGGGATCGAGCACGTTGGTGGGAAATGGCCAGCCGAGGGCAAGAAAGCACTGCAATTCCGCGTTGCTCGCGAATGCCACCATCACACTGTCGGGGCCGGTATCGAACGGAGCGTGGGTCAGACGCAAAAGCTCGTCGCTCCATAGCGAGATGGTCGCGCCGGAGTGCTCCTCGCGCGCGTGCATGCACACGGGTATGGGAAGATGGTTAGCGTCCTCGCGGTACTCGAAATCGACGTGCCAGATCGATCGAAAACGCTGACGCCAATCGCCTTTAATCGATGATGCCCCGGAGCCTGCGGACAAAGTAGTGGTCCTCGTTGTCCACGATGACGTCCGCGAAGCCGATCTTGAGCAGCTCCTCGAAACTCTCCTTGGGCCAGATCGGCTCTATATCGATCTCCTCTGCCTTCTCGACGTCGAAATCGCTCCTCTCCTCGTTCCACACCATCGACATCCAAATGGTTTGGGCTAGGTCTGCAGCATTTTTTTCTGACTTCCACGCCTTGAAACTCGTCCTCTCTGGTAC